TTTTCCATATGAATACTATGATCTAAAAAGATTTGCACCATTAGAAGCAGTTATGGCTGCTACAGCAGAAGAAGAGCTGACAGCTGAAGTTTAAACTAAAAATTTAATTATGAAAGAAGAAAGAGACTATAGTGGTATCATATCACTAGTAATTTACCTTTTGTTAATCTATGGATACTTTGCTAATATCTATAAGTTAACTAAGTGTGACTTTGATACACCTATGAGAGCAGAAGCTTACAGGATAACTGGAGTAGTATTGTTTCCTGTTGGTATTGTACAAGGATACATGGATATAGAAGATGGCAAAAACTAGAAATTATCTTAATTATCTGAGTGTAAGTACATTGTTGAGAGTAAGACATTGTATCAAAATTGGTTATACAGTTGATGATATATGTGAACACTTCAATGTTACTAGAGAGTCTGCAAAAAAGTTATATATAAGGTATAATGGTAATGAGTATAACAGACCTAGATTAGGTAGAAAGGATGAACCTTACTATGAAGGTGAGAATACTGATGCTCCTAACTATACTTTAGATGACCTTAGTGAGTCAGAACTCAGAATAGCAAATCAGAATATTAACCCTGGAAAACTTTGGACATGGGAAGAATGAAAGAATTGTTTATGGAAATGCAGGAGTATTACAATGGAGAAATACCAGAAGATGCTACCCTACATGAATTTTTACGTATAAAAGAAGCACAAAATGGAGAATGGAAAGAATACGAAGATGGAATTAAAAAATCTGAGAAATCAAAGGATTCTGGCTATGATGATAAAAGAACTAATTCTATCAGCAAAAAGTAAAAGGAATAGAAATTCAAGAATTGATTATTGCAATTTTGATTTAGATTTTGAGAACAGTATATAACTAAAAAGAAAGATTATGATTTATGGATTTGAGAAAAGAGTTGTAGCAATATTTGTAATTGGGTTAGTTTTATTGGTTAATCTAATAGTTATACTTGACTATATAAATAATCAGAAACTTGATACTATCAGGTATATACCCGGAAAAACAAAAACACTTATTATTAATGAGGATAATGTATTTTCTGAAGAAAAACTTAAACAGTTTATACTTGAACTAAATGTTAAGTTTCCACATATTGTATTAGCTCAGGCTATACTTGAATCTGGAAATTTTAAGTCTAAAATGTTTTTGGAGAATAACAACATCTTTGGAATGAAGGTAGCTAAAAGAAGACCTACAACAAGTAAAGGAGAACAATCTGGTTATGCATACTTTGATAACTGGAAAGATTGCGTTGTAGACTATGCTTTTTATCAAGCTGCCTACCTATCTGATATAAAAACTGAGGATCAGTATTATTCATATCTTAGAGCAAATTATGCTCAGGATGAAAAATATATTGAGAAGATTAGAAATCTGGCTACAAAACTTAGGTAGTCCTTTCTTTATACTGATAGTTTACTTTTTGTATAATGATGAAAATTTATAACTATGGATGATTACCCACAGTGGCTCAACAACCTTGTCTATTTTCTAGCAGGTATGGGCTTAGCATTTTTAACTATAATATATGCATTATGAGAAAAATACTAATGATTGCAGCATTTGTGCTAGTTGGATTTACAACTAAGGCACAAGAACTAATTAAGACATATGCTTTAGAGTTTGGTAGGTGGAATGTTAAAACAAAAGACTGGGACTGGGAGCCTAGAAATTTTGTAAAACTAGATATGCTTATGTACAATGATGTTATAATCATTGATGATGAAGCAAGATCTGTGTACATAGCTAAAAAACTGATACACAATACTGAAGAAGAAACTAGGTGGTCAGGTTTTGATAATGACAAAGTAGATTGTTATATATCTATGTTCACCTATGATAATGAGAATTATTTAGTCATCGTATATAGAAACATATGTTACAGGTATATTTATTAGATGGAGGCACTCAAAAAAAGTTATTTGGTCTTTGTAAAAAGATAACTGAAGAACATTTTGAAATGACCTTGGTAACCGATAGGAATATAAACTATCTGTGGCATATGTATCACAAGGGAGTTCATAAAGGAATCTATAAACCTTTTATATTTGCACTTGAACTTAGTTTAAATCAAGCTTTAGGTATTGTTACAAAAGAAGAAACAGATTCTTTGTTTGCCATGCTTGATTCTCATGATTCTGATAATGTTTTTATGGCTTTATTAGCAATTGAGAACTTTAGAAAACAACGGATAAAGACTCATGGTCAGTACAAGAAAGGTAAGATTGATGTTTCTTCTGAATTTTCTGAAATTGTATCTAAGTATTCTACTACTGTAGTAAGTAAGTACTCATTTAGCTCATAAGTGAAGAGTTTCTTAAAATATCTTATTGTATGGATATCTCAGAATTTGTCAATACCATTTTGGGTTGTTGGTCATATTCATCTGAGCATAAATATATATGAAGATATATATGAGATAGTAGCATCAGTAGGTATGAATGTTATTGTAGCTACAGGATTTATAATAGATTATTTAGATCAAAAACACAAGTTATGACAGAACAAGAGTTAATAGATAGCGGGTTTACTAAAGTCTACATTCCTATTGAGGAAAGTGGTGATAAAACCAACTATTGGTATTACACATATGATCTTTCAGATAATATAACACTTATTAGTTCAGATAGTGACTCGTCAAAGGAGAACTGGAGTGTTATGTTATTTGAGGATGATATAGAGATTAATGATATCAATGATATCCGGAATCTCATAGACATATTTGGTAAATACAAAAATAAACTTCCATGATGTATAGTGTTAAACTTAAAAAAGTTGACGGTAAAATAAAGCATACTGACAAAAGCAAGATACTTTATCAGCAATTTGTAAATGCTTTGAAAGATGGTGATGAAATAGAGATATATATGAGTAAGGTAACTGATTCTGGTTCCCTTGCTCAGATATCTAAGGTTCATACCTGTATTAGGGAACTAGCAAAAGAGTCCGGATATACTTTTGAGGAAATGAAAAAGATTGTTAAAGAAAGATCAGGTCTCTGTTTTATCATAACAGAGAATGGTGTACAAGAGGAGTTCTGCAAGTCATTTGCAGAATGTACAAAAGATGAAATGTCTATGGCTATACAAGCATGTATAGAGATTGGAGAAATCTACAATATTACTCTACAGTAGGAGCAACGTAGCCTTCATCTCCAGGTTCTAGAATTTCACCTTCTACATATCCACCAGTTGCATTTGCTAACCTTTCAATCTCAGCAAGAATAAGACTAATGGTATAAAAGGTTCTTTCAAATTCATTAAGATCTTTATACTCTGTCTTAGATATCTTCTTGAAAGTTTCTGCTTTTTCTTCTGGAGTTCCAGGAGCTGATTGAAAAAGATAAAACAAACTGGACTTTAACATGAAATAGAATGTCTTGTTAACTTTAATGTCAAGCAAGATATCATCCTTTAATTCTCTAGTTTTTACTGCCATGTCGCAAATATAAAAATAATATGAAAGATACAATTGATATAGAAGAAATAAAAGAAAAGCTATATACTAAGCTAGAGCCATCAGGTTGGGCAAGAGTTCTAAGAGGTTTTATATTCAGCAAAGAGTTTGATGATATTATAAAGAAACTTATTAAACAGACTCAAGATAATAAAAGATTTACTCCAGCAATAAAAAATTGGTTTAGAGCTTTTGAAGAATGTCCTTATAATGAACTTAAAATAGTAATTTTGGGACAGGATCCATATCCAGGAGTTAATCAAGCTGATGGAATAGCATTTAGTTGTAGCATAACAGGTGATACACAACCTAGTTTGAAGTTTATGCTAGATGGAATAGACAGAACATTGTATAATAATCAGAGAGTAGTTGATAGGAATACTGATTTAAAGAGATGGTCAAATCAGGGTATACTGCTTATTAATACTGCTCTTACAACTACTGTAGGTAAAATAGGTCAGCATTATAATATATGGCAGCCTTTCATTGCTTATCTGTTTGATTGGTTAACATGGAATAATTCGGGTTTGGTTTACATCTATATGGGTAAACAAGCTCAGTTATGGTCTGATGCTGTTAATGATAATAACTACAAATTTCTTATTAGTCATCCTGCATCTGCGGCTTACAATAATTATGAAGAATGGGATTGTAAAGATGCATTTGTAAAAACAGATGAGATAATTAAGAAAAACTATAACTATTCAATAATTTGGTAGTATGGAAGAAATATTTAACAAGTTACTTAAAGTAGGATTAAGTCCTAATCAGCTTTATCTGTTGCATTGTAGAAAAAATGCTATTATTCCGGCATTTTTGATGAATCAGACAGTTGAAGAAATGAGGCTAAAAAGTGAAGGATGGTTAAGTGAAGATGGTAGACTTACAGATAATTCACTTATTATTCTAAAAGACATTAATTCTTTCTTCAAAGCCAGTAAAACAAAGACTTCTACTGACATTATGGGAGAAAATTTTCTGAAAAAGATAGAAGAATATTTGGAAATTTTTCCTAAATTTAAGCTACCGTCTGGCAAATATGCTAGATCTGACAAGAAGAACTTAGAGAACAGTTTTAGATGGTTCTTTGAGAATCATACTTATGATTGGAATACTGTTCTTGAAGCAACAAAAATGTATGTTGATGAATATGAAAGGACAGGTTACAAATACATGAGAACCTCTCAGTATTTCATAAGAAAACAAAATGCTGCAGAGAAGTCCTTTGAGTCTGAATTAGCTAATTATTGTGAAGTTTATTTAAATGGAAGCGGTGAAAATAATGATTATGTGTTTAAAGAAAAAGTGGTATGATTAGAATGAAACTGATGATAGCTGCCATAATGGGTAGTGTTTTGGGTTATTTTGCTATCAAGTTGTTTATTGTAAATGTTAATGTATTACAGTACTTATGTATTGAAGGTATAGTAACAGTATTTCATCTTATATACAATAAGCTAAGAGATAACCTAATATCGACTGTTAATTAATATCTGTATATATGGGCAATTCAAGTAAGGCTCTTTCTGAATGGAAGAGTCAAAAGGATGGTTTTCAGGAATCATTACATTATCTGAAGGGTTTAAGAGACGGGACTATTAAAAGTCTTGTAACTCCATGGCCTAAATTTAATGATGCAATGACTAATGGTATTGAATGGAATACTATGACTGTTATTGGTGGAAGACCAGCTAGCGGTAAAACTTTGATTGCAGAACAAATTATAAGGGAAGCCTTTGTACTTAATCCAGGTGAAAACTTTAGAGTATTGCAGTTTCAGTTTGAGATGCTTGCAAGATCTTCAGCAATCAGAGAGTATTCAAGTGTAATAGGTAGGTCTTATAAGTATTTATGTAGTGCTGATGGTAAATTATCTGATGATGATCTGAAAAAATGTTATGATTACGCAAAACAGAAAATAAAGTATCCTATAGATATAGTTGAGAAACCATGCACTGTAGAAGACTTTAAAAGAATTATCCATAATTATATGGAGGCACATGCTGATTACTCAAATGATGAAAAAAGAATGACTAAAACTCTGATTACAATAGATCACTCATTGTTGTTTAAAGTAAACAAGCCTCTTGAGAAAGATAAACATGATACACTAAATAACTTAGGTGAAGCTCTTACAGAACTGAAGAGAATATATCCTATATCATTTATTGTATTAAGTCAGTTGAATAGAAACATAGACAATCCAGAAAGAGCCGAAGATGGTAAATATGGAAACTATGTTTTGGAGTCAGATATCTTTGGAGCAGATGCATTGTTACAACATGCTGATACAGTTATAGGCATCAACAGACCGGGGAAACAAAAGATAAGATTCTATGGCCCAGACAGATTTATTATTGATGATGACCGAGTAATGGTACTACATTTCTTAAAGTGTAGAAACGGAGATACAAGAATGAGTTTCTTTAGAGCTGAATTTGAAAAGATGAGAATTGTAGAAATGATTACACCTCCTCAACAGGAGAAAAGATTAACAACCAAATAATAAATTATGAGTATATCAACAAAAACTCCTATTAACAGAAAGGAGAGAATTGAAGAGCTCTTTAAAGAGCATGAACACAAGTTCAAAACATTGGACATTGATGATCCACTATTTATTCCAAAGTGTGCCTATAAACCGAAGTCAGGTGCGGATTATGTAGTGAGTTTCTTTCCAAGTGAACTTAAAAGGGCAAAAGATATCTATCTTGAATTTACAAGTATAGATCTTGAACCAGAGGATCCAAACAGAATTTTGTATAAATGGAGATTTAATCCTCATTATGCAGAAGAGTATGAAGTTACTGAGCCTACACCAAAGGGTGATGTAAGATATTTGGTTCCTGTATCTGAGTTAATTAAAATTGAGGTAAAGATGGAAGATACAGTTCCTAAAGATGCAGGGCTTTTCCCTGACTTTGAGGAAATAATGGATCCAAATTCTGATGCACCTTTGAGTCAAATGACTATTAGAGATCTTGCTGCTATTTTGATGACAAGACCTGTTAGTCAGAAGAAATGGTTAAATGATTTAATTGTTAACAAAGATAAAGCACCATGGGAATAGTATTGCCAACAAGTAAAGTGGCTCCTCAATGTAAGAGCCCAAAGAATCTGATTATATTTTCTAAGCCTAAGATTGGTAAGACAAGTTTATTGAGTACTCTTGATAACTGTCTGATACTGGATTTAGAAGGTGGTACTAAGTATCTAAATGCAATGAAAGTAGAAGCTAAAACCTTTGAGGATATCAAAGAGATTGGTAAAGCTATAACAGAAGCGGGTAATCCGTACAAGTATGTTGCTGTAGATACTATAACTGCATTAGAAGAAATGGTTGTTCCTTATGCTGAAGTTCTGTATTCTAAAGCTCCTATGGGTAAAAATTGGTTTAATCCAGGTGGAGGTAAAGAGAAGTACGGAACTATCCTAGGTCTACCAGAAGGTGCCGGGTATTATTGGACTAGACAAGCTTTCACAAAAGTTATTGATTATATTCTAACTTGGGCTCCTTATGTTATATTTGTGGGCCACGTAAAGGATACTCAATTAGAGAAAGCTGGTGGTACATTTTCTTCAATGGATTTAGATTTAACTGGTAAATTGAAGAGAATAACAACTTCTAACTCAGATGCAATTGGTTATTTGTATAGAAAGGGAAACAAGAACATCCTTAGTTTCAGGACTAATGATGACATTTCCTGTGGTGCAAGACCAGAACATTTGAGAAATGAAGAGATAGTGATTGCAGAAATTGATGACAACGGTGATTACAAAACCTATTGGAATAGAATTTTTATAGATTAATAATAACTTAAATTTAAACAAAATGGCTTTAAGCACAACAGATTTAGCAAAAGAGGGTGGTTCTGGACTACCTAAAACAATTGCACCAGGTAACCATACACTAAAAATCAATAGTGTAGTACTTGACCCTTATAAGTTTATTGAAGGAGCATATCATGTGATCCTTAATGT